GCAAGTAACTTCCAGACAGGCTCGAAAACGCAACGCCTTGGCTGGTGTTGTTCTTGTAGAAAGTGATGGTGCCGCCGTCCATGTCCAGCGCCACGCCGATCACATCGTTGTTTGTCCACGAGGAGCCATAAGCGGTCGAGGTTGCGCCCGTGACCTTGTTGCCGTCAAACTTGTAGGCGTAACCGCTAGTGACGTTGTCGGTTGTGGAAGAGTTTGGGCTGTACGTTGCATCCTGAATGCCGATGTACAAGTTTGGGCCAGCCCCTACATCAGTGGGAGTGACCTCCCAATACCACTTCCCGCTGGACATGGCCAAAGTAGACCGCAAATACAGCGCGTTGCTCGCCGAAGAAGTAATCGACCAATTTAAGTTTGCGTTGGAAACCGTGAACTGTGGCGTGGACAGCGGATTTAGAACACAGTAATTTCCCCGCCCATTCCCGCCATCAGCCCAGTTCGTCGGCACATCAATCATCGAGTCGTAGGTGGCCCCTGCGGTGACGCTGATGTTGTTGGGCGTCCAGTTGTTGCCGTTGCCCGAGTAGTCCTTGCCGATAGTCGTGGCCGTAGCCGCGCTGTTGTCGGAGAAGTTGACGTAAAAGCCGGTCGTGCCGTAGGTGCCGGTGTACTTCCTGGGGCCCCATACACCCGTAGAAGGATCAATGAAACCAAAGCTGCTAGGCGTCAGGGCTTGGCCGTCGATGAAATTGATCTCGGTGAGGTAGCCGTCGAAGTAAGCAGTTTCTGACGGCGTGAAACGACCAATGTAGTGGATGCCGGAATTGTAGGTCGTGCTATTGATATAGCCGTCCGTGTTCTGTGCGCTGTAGCTGGCCGTGTCAAAGGCGGTGACCTGAGAGCCATTTACATAAACCTTGACGCGATTTGCTGCCGTGGCTTGCGTGGTGTCAAAGGCGACGACCAAGTGATACCAAGCCGACGGATCACGGAATACCTGGGTCGTGATGAGCGTCGTGCTCGTTGTGTCCGGATAGAACACCACGTTGAGCTTGTCATTTGAGTCAAAATGAATGGTGTGATAGTGAAAGGTTCCACTAATTAACCCAGCACTGAAAAGACCTTGTCGGTTTGCAAGCAGACCGCGCTTGACCCATCCACTCCAAGTCCAAGTCTTGCGATTTCCAGTGACAAACGTTCGCTGAAAATTAGCTGTGGCGCTGGCGCGAAGCCGCACAGAGCGGGTGATCTCGTAACCGCCACCGGTCATCAACAGTGGGGTATTGATCAAGCTCATTTCACATCCGACAGAAGTTGGCAGGTAATGCGCGAGGCGGTGTCCACAGAGTACACCAGCACATCAGTCGCGCTGGCAGTCGTGGTGAGCGCCGGAACAACCCCGTTGGGGAACTTCCAAATGCTGTTGAACGCCAGCGTGCGGCCACCGGTGGCATCTTGTTGGATGGTGATCACCCCGCCTTGGCCTGCCACGGGACTCGTAGGAGCGCCCAGCGTGCGGTTGCCGCCCAGAGTCACAACGAAGTTGTTCCCGAGAGTGAAGTCAGCAGTGATGGTCGAGGCGTCGGCAAGCGTAGTGACCGCCCCGAGGACTGCGTTAGAAGCTGTGACGCGGCTACCACTGAGGGTGCCGCTGCCGCCGATGGTTACAGGCATTTTTATTCCTTCCTTAAACCACAGTCCACACCGCGCCGGACGAGACCGTCACCGTGATGCCGCTGTCAATCGTAATCGGGCCAAACGTACCGGCGTTCTTGTTGCCGGGGATCGTGTAGTCGTTGGTCACCGTCTGGTCGTTTTCAAAAAACACTTGGTTGGCACCGCCGCCCGTGGCACCGCCACCACCGCCAGCGACCTTAACAAAATCGCCAACATCAGAGTCCCACGCAGCCAACACGGAACCACCCGGAGGAACTGCGATACCGGTCGTCGGCGACACCGGGCCACCAATAAGCGACACGTTGCTGTCGCTGTTGTTGATGACAACGTAGGTCTTGCTGGACTTGGGGGCGATGATGCTACGCGCAGTTCCCGGCGTGCCCGTGACAATCAGGATGGCTGTGCGAGCTTCGTTGGCTGCACCACCCGCAGTGGTGGACAAAGTCCAGTTGCCCGCAGTCACGCTTGCGGTAGATGTAGAAGCGATGGAATCCTCAATCAGTTGGGTTAACTGATTGTTGACCGTGTTGCCCCAAGTATTGGTTAGCTCCCCGGTGACGGGCTGCACGAACCCGAGCAGCGAGGTATATGCGGATGGCATTTAAGGCTCCTTCGTGTCGATATTGCGCCAGCCAGCGTCAGCCGAAGTCGGGACATTCTCCCACGAAGACGGCCCCGTGTCATTAATAACTGTCCACTCGGCAGTCTGCGCGTCCACAATCAATTCCCATTTCAGGCGGGCCATGATCTGGTCCGCCGCATTCACGTTCTCTTGGATCAGGGCAGCAAACGTCGCGATCACAGCCAGCGCATCTTGCGCGGATGCGGACTCGCTGATAGACGTATAGTAGTTCGGAACAGAAGAAACCGTGTCCCTACCAGCAGCAGATTCAACAACCCTTGCGCCAGTAATCAACCGCGACTGTTCCGTCGTTGACGCCCGCGTAGTTTCGTTGATAAAACCCAAATACGTGAAACTCGCAGCGGTCACATCCAACCCGGTGGCCGTCTCAGCAATCTGCGCAGAATAGATTGGCACGGAAGAAACCGTGTCCGATCCCCGAACAGTATCCGCAAAACTAACCGCAAAGTTTACAGCGGCGCTGTTTGTCTCGCTGCCTCGAACAGATTCAGTCACGCGTGCTGGGAAAGTTGCCGCAGCCGAAATCGTATCCGTGCCTCTTGCAGACTCAGAGACAGAACTTAAAACAGACACCTTCGACACAACCGTGTCTGCTCCGGTAGCAGTCTCCGCCACAGCGGACTTTACAACTGCTCCTGCCAAAACCGCATCACTACCCCTAGCGGACTCAATAACCGCAGCCGCAAACACGTTCCCTGCCAGCGCGGAGAAAGCGGTAGTGGAGAACGCGTAAAAGCCAAACATCAGACAACCGTCCAAACAGACCCGGACGACACCGTCACCGTGATGCCAGAAGCCACAGTCACGGGACCAAACGATCCACCATTGTCACCTGAGGCAATCGTGTAATCAGCACTCACCGTCTGGCTGTTAACCACGATGCCGTTGCTGGCGCGAACTGTCGTGGCGTTGGCCACGCCTGCAACATCAAACTTGTACGTGCTCGGCGTTACACCAACACCAACACTACCTGAATAAGTCCACGTACCATTGGCCGTAGCGTTGGTCGTAGAACTAGATACGGCAGACCCGATGTTAATGGTAGTGGTCGATCCGGAAACACCCGCCGTACCGATGTTGACTGTTTTAGTGTTACCGGAACCGGTTGCCCCCGTACCTAAACCATACGTCGCCGTGTTGGTAGAAGAGCCCACGGTTACGGTCGCTGCCGAGAACGTGGTAGTCCCCGAAAACGTCTGCGTCAACGTACTGATAGTAGCCAGCGTACCTGTGACGTTTGGCAGCGTATACGTGCGCGTAGTAGCCGTCGTGATGCCAGATAACTCAAACAACGCTTTTTTCGTGTTGTCCGTGTTGTCTTGCAACGTAAACTTGGTGTCATCAATTGACACCACGCCCGTAGTGTTGGCGATACTGAACGCAGCGGTACTATCCAAGGCCCGCACGTTGGTAACGTCAATATTGGTCGCGTCCAGCGTTGGTACGTTGAGGATGTTGCCAGTAGTGTCCAGATACGCTGCCCGACCAGCGGGGTAGTCGCAAAACACGTCTTTGGTACCGGCGGAGAAGTTCACCAACGAGCCAGAGTTGCTCGATGCCAGCACCGTATCACGAGAAAGCGTAGTGCCCGAAGCCGTGTACGTGCCAATACCCACTTCCCACTCGGATGTGCCTTGTCCAGCAATCGCGTAGTAGGTGTTGTTGGCGTTACCAATCGCTGCAAAAGTCTGAAAGCCTGTTACAGCCCCCGCCAGTGTTACAGCGGTGGTTCCGGTACTCGTCGTGGTCTCACGGACGCGGTCCGCAAGGACAAAGGCCATATCAAGCCCCCGTCAGTTGGTCTTCATCAAACCAGCGTTGTTGCGTGACCCCATTGGCATCCGTCCATTCCACGAGGTACTGGATGATGCCGCTGTCGTCCATTCGCAGAGCCAACACGGGGCCTTGCGGCACCACGCTGGTCAGCTTCACAACGTCGCCCTTTTTGAAAGCGGTAGCCATGTGACCTCCTTAAACAGCGTCGAGGCTGAAGGTGTAGGTGACGGTCAGCGTATCGCCGTTGACCACCGAACGGTCGCCGGGGGACTGGAAGTCCGAGGCCGAGAACAAAATACCGGTCGTGCCGCCTTTGGTATTGTTGCTGGTCAAAAACGCGCCGCCCACAGTGGTTGTGCCGTTGATGCTAAACGTAGCCGGAGAAACGGAGTTCGTGATAACCGAAGGATCGGCGGTGGTAGCCGCAGCAAACGTAGCAGCAGGACGCGTGGATTGGCTATACGTCGTCACCTCAGTCCAACCAATGTGCGAAGACATGGTGTCGCTGGCAGCGGGAGTGTTACTTGCCCCAGCGCCATACAGACCGATGTACCACGTAGCGGTGTAGCTGCTGCCAAGGAAGTACTTGTCGTTCATGTCCTTGAGGCCGACGTTGACCACGAGGTTGTGCTTTTCAGCCTGCCACTTCAGGTTACCGTTCTCGTCATGGCACTGCACGGTAAAGACGCCGCCAGCTTTAACTTTTTCATTGAACATAGTTGCTCCTTAAACAAGGCGAATAAGAGCAGAGGTGCTGGTGTTAGCGGGCATCTGCACAGTGAAAGAATTGGTTGAGGTCTTGTCCGAGCCGAAGTCCAGCACGCACACAGCACCGTTGGCCCCCGGGGTGTAGATCAACGCGCCACGCGCCGTGATCACGCCAGTCCACGCAGGAGACGCGAAATTAACATACGTGACGCTACCGCTGGCGGTCGTCTGCTCAGAGACCGTCGCCGCGACAACTTGCCCACCTGCAACGTAATCGCCACCCGACGCTTCTCCGGTCGAGGTGTACGCCGTGGTGGTCTGATCCAGCGTAGCTGCGTTGGTGTACAGCGCCAAATAGAACGTGCCCGAGGCAAAGTTGATCGTGCCGTTGGCAAGGCCCGAGCGCAGCGTGTTGCAGGAATAGTTGCCTGTAAACGCCATTACCGGACCCCGTTATTCTGCGGCAGCGGAGCAACGCGCGCCTGACCACTACGGTACGCATCGCTGCGCTCCAGACCATCGCCAAGACGTTGCGCCAGAGCCAGAGCTTCCTTGTACTTGCCGTCGTACAACGCCAGCATGTCCTGTTCGCCCTTCATATATGTGTACGCCTCGACCAACGAGCCATACAGAAGAACGGAATCAAAGTTGTCGCCCAGCCAAGTCTGCCCGTCCGCAGCCACCGTGATGGACTCCGGATAGAAGAAATAGTGAAGCTCTACCGTGTACTGCGCATCCGGAGTCGGCCCTAGAATGAACGTCAGTTCGTCCGTCAACACGGGGTTGACTGCGCCAACAGTCGTGGGGCCAAACAACGCGTAGTACTTGGGAAGCCCCTTGTCGTTGTTCGGGTTCGGATACGCCTGACGGATGAAGTTCACATCCTTGTTCAGCAGGTACTCATACGCCCCCGTGTCATCTATCACCGCCAAGGAGTAGGCGGCCAGAAAGTCGGAAGGGGCGGAGAGGTACTTGTTGGACGCACTCGTGATACCCGTGACGTTCTTGCGCAGTGACGGGAACTGCACCGTGTTGAAGATGCGCTGCTCGGCCTGCTGAATGAACGTGTTGATGATCGACGGGTTGGACCCGTAATCAAACGTGTTCTCAGTGTAGTCCTGAATCGCAGTAACGAGCGAGGCGTAGTTCATCGTCTATCTCAGGCCATCGGACCCCGGGACATCGTGCCCTTGGTGGCTGCGCCAGTACCGCGAATCTTTTCGCCGCTGGTCTTGGTAGGCGGGTAGTCATTGCTACGCGTGTTCGCAACCGACACGTTGGCCTTGCGCATCGTCTCTTTGGCGGGCTCTTCGCCAACCACGACAGATGCGTAGACCTTGGGCTGGGTGTACTTCCCAATCGGGTCTTTGGTTTCCGCCGGGAAGTATTTGAATTCGTCTTGGCTGTGCATATCAGCCTCCTTTGCGACCGGGGCTGCGCTGGTTCATGACCTTGGCCATGTTGCGCCCGTACTTGAGCATGTCGGCGTTGGTCTTGCCGCCAGCCTTCATCTTGGTCGGCTTTTGGCCGGGGTGCATATTCTTCTCGTGCTTGCGCACAGCGGTTTTCGCGTCCATGTTCACTCCTTACGTAGCGGATACCGTTACTGTACCCAATTGCACAGATAAAACCAAGTTGTTAGGGGTCAGACCTGCGTCGTTCAAACTAGCTCCGCCCACCGGTGCCCAACCCCACTGGAAGATGCGACTGCCCTGCTCAACTGACCCAGTGCCCTGCGGGCCACCACCCGCTGAAATCTGCAAGCCGCTCGTACCGGACAGCCGGTAGCTGCGGTCAGGGCGGGGATTACGCAAACCCTGCGGGTCGTCCACAGGATACATGCCCAACTGCAACTGCGGCTGATCCGGGTCCCAACACTCCGGGCAGACCAACAACTCATAGTTCTTGGTCTTGATCACTTCACGGCGCAGCAACGACAGTTTGAACCGCTGATCGCAGCGGTCGCACTGAGCAATTGCATACTTACCACTGGCAAACCGGTTGCCCATTAGTAAGAACTCCCAATGAACTGCTGGCGAGGAACGAACCGCAGCGCGGCCTTCTCGTGGTCTTCGTCAGCGGCAAGCTGCCACGCCTCATCATACTGAGCCTTCAGGAGCGCCAGACGCTCGGCCCCACCGGGGACCTTCATAGCAACGTAGTACGCCAGCCCCGCAGCCATGCAGGGGATGAACCGGAACGGCACGTCCATGATGTTCACACCGCCGCCCGCGTCCTGAGTACGGCGCAGACGCCAGTACACGAACTGATACTGTTGGGCATTGTCCGGGGTGGGCCACACCGTCACAGCAGGAAGCTGCTGCCAATAGACTGCGGCCCCGGTATTGTGCGCTGCAGCAGACGTGTTGGCCTGCGCCCGGAAGCAGTTGTACAGCGTGTTGCCGTCGATGTAGCCGTAGTTGATGATCTCCGAGTCGATCTTCACGAACCCGGTAGAGGGCAGTCCAACCACGGAGTCCAAGGTAATCTGGGTGTCGGTGGACGAGATGCTGGCGGTTAGGGTTAACCCGGTAGGGGTCTGCTGGCCGTTGTAGCGCTGCACCCAGACCTGAATCGGGCGGGCTTGCTGAATCTTGTTGGGCAGCGTGGCGTAGGTAGAAACACTAATACGCGTGATGGTCAGGTCGGCCTGCGTAGACGCCACGTTTGCGCCCGTGCGGATGACGTGCTCGATCAGATCGACCGTGTCCGTGGGCAGCGCGTAGGTGTTCTGGCCTTGGACCAGATCAATCGTGCCCGACTCAATCGTCCACAGGTTGATGCCACGGTTGGCCCAGTCAGCGAACATGATGTTCAGGGACCGGCGTGCGGTACGCAAGTCATAGCCGGTGCGAAGCTCACCACCAGCCCGCTCAAAAGCCTCCTCGACCAGTTCAGACAGGTCAAGGTTGAATGCGGAAGAGCCGGAGGTGGTTGCCATTATCGAAATCCTGCTGTTTTCTTAGCTATGCCTTTGGGCTGCTTCACGAATTGCTTCCCGGCAGCTTTGCCCGCACGTTTCGCACGCGTTGTTGCAGCGTACTCAGCAGGGCTGAGACTTTTAATCGCAGCTTCTGGAAGGTATCGCTCACCAGTTTTACTAGACGGTTTGCCACTTTTGGTTCTCCATTTCTGGTCACCCCAAGCCTTCAAAGACTGCTGGGGCGCTTTCAATCTCGGTACCCCCCGCCTGCCGCCTTGTATTTCTTGGCAACAAGCTGAGCCTTGCGGGCTGACCATTGGCCTGCACCGGTGCCATGAGTGGCTGCGGCCTTCACCTGCGACACGATCCGCTTGCGCAGACTCGGTTTGGTGTAATTGCCAGCCGCGTTTACCTTCCCTCCCTCAGCGTACTGAGTGAAGTCAGTGTCATCCCGCCGGGGCTTTTTCTTAGCCCCCGGCATTTTGCTGGGTCGGATTGCGCCCATCCCACGGCTGGCCATCATGATGGCGGCCTCAATACATCTTGCACTTGGTCTTGCCGCGAGAGGCAATACCGTCAGCGCGTTTGGAAGCGGTCATACCGCCTTTGGCGTAGCCTTCGGCTTTCAGGCGGTCCCGCGTCTCTTGAGTGCCCATGTGCCGCTGGAATTTTTTGCCCATGCGAGAGAACATATCCATGGTCTCTTGACGTTGTCGAGCACTCTTTTCTCCGACCGGAGCGTCGGTAGGCTCCGGAACAGTGCTAACCGCGCCTTGCGATTTGGCAATCCGACCCGCCAACGACCCGGAAGGAAAACTCGTAGTACGGGCCGCAGGCTTAGACTCTACACTCGGGGTGGACTTACGCTCTGGCGGGGTAGTTGCTTTGGTCTCTGATTTGGACTCACCTGCCACTTTCGTGGAATAGGTTTTGCCGTTCCAGTCAAACGTCTTGTTACCTGCGCGGCGCGCTTTGCTAAACGCCTCTTTGAAGGTCTCTGACTTTTCTTCTTTTTCAGGAGAAACCAATCGCGCTGCTTCTGCCATGGACTCCCTCGGAGCAGGCATGTCATGCGTGCTGTCTTCGGTATCGGCGTAGCCGCCTTCGGCGTATCGTCTAGCTTTTTTCACGTCACACCATCCTTCCGCGAGTCTTACCGCGCTGAGCACAGCCGTCAGCGCGCTTGGAAGCGGTCATGCCGCCATTTTTCATCTTAGAAACCGTGCCAACATTCCCAACGGAAGCGGCTTTAGCAGCGGCCTCTTCTTCAGCGGCTTGCCGTTGTGCGTCGCGCGCAATCGCAGCGGGGATCATTCCCCCAACGCCCTGCGCCATCAGTTTGCCCATGCCACCCTTACCGCTCATCATCGCGGCCATCGGAGAGACATCTTCGATTTTAATGCCCATAGTTACACCATCTTTCCGCGAGTCTTACCGCGCTGAGCGCAACCGTCGGCACGCGAAGAAGCGGAACCACCCGAAGCCATTTTCTTGGGCTTAGGTGCCTTGGGAGGAGTCCTGACCGAACCGCCGTCAATATCTTGCGGAGGAGGTGCGCCCGAGTCCGGATCGTAAACGCCACGTTTAACGGGTGGCTTCTTTTCCAGCATTTCCATGTCCATGGTGGACTCCTTAAATTAGCAGGCTTTGCCGCCGCGCTTCATGCCCAGAGGCTTGGCAGCGCCCATCTTGACCATGGTGCCCTTGGTCTTGCCTTTGGCGGCAACGCCGTCACGGCTGGGGGATGCGGTCTTGACTGCGCCCATCTTGGCCTTGGTGATGCCACCGTTGGCCATCTTGGCTTCAGCCATCTCATGCTTGACCATGGCCTTGGGAGCACCCTTCTTCTTCATGAAGGCCAGCTCTTGGCCAATCATTTTCTTGGATTCTTTCATGTCGCCACCTTTTGCAAAAAGTTCAGATTTGCCCTGCTTGGTGTCCGGGCGGTTGATTTTCTGGAGATCAGCACGGCTACCACTGCCCTTGCCAAACTTCAGACCCTTGTCAGCTTTGACGAACTCTTTGCCGACAGATTGGGGAACGCCCACACGCTTCGCAGCGGCGGGATCATTGGCGACCATCGCCATCAAGTTGTGCTGTGCTCTAGTCTTGCTTGGCATATCAGACCTTAACGATCCAGCCTTTGCCCAACACAAAGCCAACAACCAGCATGCCGACCCAGATCAGCAGCTTCTCAACAATAGTCTTGCCCACCTTCTTGTAGAACTCACCGGAGAGTTCCTCAAGCGCAAGCTTTGCTGCTTCTTTGGCAATCAAGCGCTCGCGGTCAGTTAATTCCGTATCAGCCATGTCAACACTTCCACGCACGCAGCGATTTGTTAATCCGGGAGTTTGGGTCTTTCGCGGTCTTTGCTGAGGTGAGTTTCTTTTTCATACCACTCATCCTCGCGCAAAAGGAGTCGCGCCTTGACCCGCCCTCTGGTTGCGGGGGCTTTAAGTTCATCCCTTGGGCCTTCGCAGAGGCGCGCCCCTTGGCGTTCAAGCCACCTTTGGGGTTCTTGCCTTCTTTGCGAGTCCATGCAGGTGACTTAGCCATAGAAGATCGTGACTGCGGCGGCATCACCCGTGTCGCAGAACACCCCGTTATCCGCACGAATGCCTTCGCCAGGGATCACAACAGTGTGTGCTCCCGCAGCAGTAACACCCAGACGCAACAACACATTGCCAGACGCGGCAGAAGCGTTGTCGTAGAAGACAACAGGGTTGGCACCGCCCGTAGTTACGGAGATGTACGCACCTTTGATGCGCACCGGATACGCAACCATCGCCGCGTCAGAAGCCGTATACGCAGCCTTAACGTCGTATTGCATGGCCATGTCGGCCTCCTATTAAGACGGGGTAACGGTGGATGCGTTGGAGCCCTTCCAAGCCGAGGTCGCGGAGGTGCCGGTGGCAACATAGATGATGCCGGTAGCGATGTCCTGAACGGTCTTACCAACAGTCTTATTGATGGTGTTGACCGCGTCGGCGGCATCGCCAAGA